GCCATTGCCTTTTACCGAGTATGTAAAGCCAGGTGCGTTTTCTCGCTCGCTAAATTCACGCAACCGTATGTTGCTTCTTTGGAATCACGACACAAGCGAGCCACTTGCATCAACACGCAACGGATCGCTAAAGCTATCTGAAGACAGCGTTGGCCTAAAGGTTCAGGCAACCCTGCCTAACACGACTCGCGGTCGTGATGTTGCTGAGCTAGTTCGCACCGGTGTTATCGACTCAATGTCATTCGGATTCAGCGTCAAGCGCGATTCGTGGTCAGCCGATGGTCAGGTTCGCAACCTAGAAGATGTCACACTCTATGAGGTAAGCCTAGTTTCACAGCCAGCCTACGAGGGAACTGCCGGACTTACTAGCGTTCGTGAAGCTCGAGACATCAACCCTGACCAACTAGCCGATGCTTTGCTAAAGCTAGAGGCCGGCGAGGAACTGGAAACAGATCAGGCTTCGCTTATTAACGAGGTTGTTGGTAAGCTACAAAAGACCGAGGCAGTCCAAGAAGTTGAAGGTGACATCTTGGCTCTAAAGAAAAAGAAACTAGACCTACTAATGAAAGAGGCACAAATTGCCATCTAAAGAAGAAATTGAACTCGCCGCTAAAATTGTTGCTGATTTCGCTGGCAACCCTGATTCTGGCATTATCGCTGAACTCATTAAGGATTTGAAGAAGTCGATTGCGCCCACCCCTGAAAAGCGCGTAATCGAATCGAAAGAAACACGCTAAACCCCCCTTCCCTTTAGCTGTTCTTTACCCCCCGAGTTTGTCCTTTCGCTCGGGGGGCTTTCTTTGTTCGATGTATACAACCCTCTTGTAGACTATTAACAATGCTTGCGTTGGCGCGGCAGGTTCGGTCTGCGTTGGCGCGACCACTCACCCACCTAAACACTTAACGAAAGAAGACAAAATGTCTGAATTTATCAAGTCACAGGCAGAGGTTCGCAACAACCTGATTGCACAGATGCGCGAAGTTATCGACATCGCAGAGTCAGAATCACGCGGCCTAACTGCTGAAGACACCCAAAAGATTGCTCGTATCGAAGCCGACCTAGAGGCCCGCGATGCAGCTATCGCAACTGCTCAGAAGGTAGAGGCTCGTTCAGCTGCTGCCGCCGAAGCTGCTTCTTCATACAAGCCAGCTCAGGCAACCTCAAGCGATGCAGACTTGATCCGCGCAATCGCTCGTGGCGAGATGCGTTCACACGAGTTCAACCGTGAAGCTCGTGCCGCTCTAGTTCCATCAGCTAACACCGTTGGTCAGTCATTCTACGACCAGGTATTCGGCGTTGCTCGTCTAATCGGCCCAATGCTAAACACCTCAGAGGTTATCAACACCGCTTCAGGTGAAACCCTAGTAATCCCAACCGTCACCGCTTACTCAACCGCAGCTGTCACTTCAGCAGGTTCAGCAATCGGCGAGAGCAACCCAACCTTTGCAAGCCTTTCACTAGGTGCGTTCAAGATTGGTGCTTTGGTTTCAATCTCAAACGAGCTAATCGCAGATGCCGGTTTCGACATCAACGCTTACATCGCAGAGCAGCTAGGTCAGTCACTTGGTTTCCAGGCTAACGCCTTGCTAACCACCGGAACTGGAACTGTCCAGCCGACCGGTGTTGCAACCTCAGCTGGCTCAGTAGTCACCGGTGGAACTGGTGTTGCTGGTGTAGCAACTTACGAAAACCTAGTAGACCTCGTATACGGCATCGCAGATGGCGCACGCGTTCTTCCAGGTCTAGGCTTCCAGATGTCAAAGACTGGAATCGCCGCAGCTCGCAAGATGAAGGATGGCGCAGGAAACTACATCTGGACTGATTCAGCTGTTCCTGGTCAGGCCGCAACTCTATTGGGCTACTCAGTATTTGAGAACCCAGCTGTTGCAGCTACCGGCGTTGGTGCAAAGTCAGTTCTATTCGGTCACCTACCTTCATACAAGGTTCGCCTTGCTGGTGGAATCCAAGTTGCTACCTCATCTGACTATGCGTTCAACTCAGACACCACCACCTTCCGAGGCACTCTACGCCTAGACGGTGGCTTGACTCACGCCAGCCACATCGGTTTCTATAAGGGCGGGGCTTCATAAGCCACCCTTTAGGGTAAAGACCGGAAAACCCCTGTTGATTGTGCGTAGGCAATCAGCGGGGGTTTTCCTCTTTTTGTGATAATCTGAAAATCTACGAAAGGGGCAACATGGCTAAAATCAACGCAGCCATTAGCGTTTACTCAAACACTTACGGCACACCAACCGGCTACGGTGAACAGACCAAGATCATCATTGACCGACTTGTAAAAGACGGTGCAGATGTTGCCATGCTTTCCAACTACGGCTTAGAGGGAAACCTCGGCAAGCTAGAAACCGCTCATGGCTCGATACCGCATTACCCTCGTGGGCTTGATGGCTACTCGACAGATGTTGCACCTTTGCATCACGCGCACTTCAAGGGTCAGCACAAAGGGAAGCCTGACTTATTCTTTGGACTCTACGATTGCTGGGTTATCCCAGATAAGAAGTCATGGAACGACTTGCCTATCGCTTGGTATGTTCCACTAGACCATACAACCATGCCACCTAGAGTCGAGGCATTTCTAAAGCGACCTAATGTCACGCCTATCGCAATGGCCCCTTTCGGTGTCGAGCAGATGCGAGCTAAGGGCATTGACTGCGAGTATGCACCTCATTCAATCAACACTTCAATCTTCAAACCGACCTACGAGATTCAAGGTCAGTCCGTTCGTGACTACATGGGAACACAAGATAACTTCGTTGTTGGAATCGTGGCAGCTAACAAAGCCTCGGGTCAGATTCACCGCAAGGCGTTTAGCGAAACCTTGTTAGCGTTCTCAATCTTTCACAAGCAACACCCTGACGCGGTGCTTTACATTCACACCGATCCGATTGGGCAAGCTGGTGGGTGGAACTTGCTAAACCTTTTGCAAGCTCTAGGTATCCCTAAAGAGGCAGTCTTATTCCCACCATTTATCGACTACAAATACGGCATGACTCAGCAAGACCTAGCCGCCCTTTATACGGGCATGGATGTTCTACTGGCTCAGTCTTACGGTGGCGGTTTTGAAGTCCCTATCATCGAAGCTCAGGCTTGTGGCACTCGCATTATTGGCACTAGCTGGACAGCACCTAAAGACCTTGTGGCAGACGATGGCTGGGTGACTGAGGGCGTTCCATCGTGGGATGCAGGTCAAGACGCGTTCTGGCAAATCCCGTCGGTATCGTCGATTGTAGCCGCTCTAAATCTTGCCTACGATGCACCGCGTGAACGCTCACAAGTTGCGATTGACTTTGCTAGTCAGTTCGACTCGAACAAGGTCTGGGCTAAATACTGGCAGCCGATTTTCAAAAAGCTACTCAAGTGATTCCGGTGCTAGGGTTTTGCACCCTAAAGCGTTTCGACCTTGCCGACAGATTACTGGCATCGATTGATTACCCTGTCGAGCATTTGGTAATCGTAGACAACTCGGGGCAAAAGACTTGGCAACCTAAGAAGCCAGACAGCGTAAAAAACATCTGGCTAATTCAAGTGCCGTTTGGTCTAGGGTTAGTCGGCGCGTGGAACTTGATTATCAAGACAACGCCTTACGCTCGCTACTGGCTCATGGTAAATGATGATGCTCATTTCAAGCCAGGTGCGTTGCAAATCTTAGACAGCCAGGTAGACGAAGAAGCAATCAACTTTCTAGACTGCGAACCTCATTGGTCAGCGGTTGCATTTGGTCAGGGCATGATTGAAAAGGTCGGCCTATACGATGAGAACTTTTATCCGCTCTACTTTGATGACAACGATCTAGAACGACGGATTGATTTCCACGATGTCAAGAAGAACTACATTGATGCAAAGGTATTCCACGACAACAGTTCAACGCTAAAGGCTGGCTATGAGGTTGCCAACTCAAAGACCTATCTAGCTAATCAAAAGCGATACACACAGAAGCAGATTGATGCAGACTATTCCGCCGGTGAGTGGTCGCTAAAAGTAAGAAGGGATAATAGATGGGATTAGTAGCCATAGTGCTATGATTTGTTTATAGGAGTTAGGACACTTATGAACCAACCATTAGTAAACATGCAGGGTCGAAAGCATGGGATTGGCGGATACAATTTTGGCTGCCGGTGCGATGTCTGTCGTGAAGCAAAGGCTGTAAAGCGAAAAGAGTATCAATCTAGCAAGTCTTGGGAATACACCAAAACTTATCTTGCTCGCATGAAAGTAGAACGCCCAGAGGTTTATGCGGAACTACGTCGTAAAAATAATGAACTCAAGAAACGTAAGTTTAAGGAAAACCCTGAACGTCATCGATGGGTAGCAATACATAAGAAGTATCAGCTAACAAAGCAAATGTATTTAGACTTGCTGGAAACGCAGGGCGGCGTTTGCGCTATTTGTAGCAATCCGCCTAATAAAAATTGGCTTGCGGTAGACCACGATCACTCATGTTGTCCAAGTGTCAAATCATGTGGTAAGTGTGTCCGTGGTTTGCTTTGCGGTTCTTGTAATTCATTCTTGGGTAGAGTAAAAGAAAACCCTACTTAACTACTCGCATACCTGAAATTGTATGCAACAAAAAAGAGGTGATGCTAATGTCTATCGTTTATACGGGAGGCTCATTTTGACCTGTTCCACTCAGGCCATGTCGCATTTCTAAGACGATGCCGAGAACTAGCAGGGCCAACTGGTGAGGTTGTTGTCAGCCTAAATACGGATGAGTTCATTCATGCGTATAAAGGCAAAGGTTTGGTAATGAACTACGCCGAACGCAAGGCAGTTATCGAGAGCTGTCGGTTCGTAGACTACGCAATTCCTAATACTGGTGGCTCGGATTCAACGATTGCCATTGAGTCCGTCAGCCCTGATCTGGTTGTCATTGGCTCGGATTGGGCAAGGCGTGACTACTATGCGCAGATGGGCTTCACTCAGGACTGGCTAGATGAGCGTGGCATTGGACTTGTTTACATTCCCTACACGCAGGGCATCAGCTCGACGGCTATAAAAGAGCGTTTACGCTTTGCTGGTAAACTGTAAGCTATGGCCATTACTAACGGATACGCAACCCTAGCAGAGGTTAAAGCTGCCCTAAGACTGAACGACACAATCGATGACAGCCTTTTGGAGATGGCGATTGAGTCAGCCTCGCGTCTAGTAGATGGCTATTCAGGTCGCTACTTTTACAACGCCGGAACTGCTACCAAGAACTTCGCAGCGCAAGACAACTACATTGTGGTCACCGAAGACTTGCAGTCGGTTTCATCTTTGCAAGACACCAACGAAATTGGTGGAAGCTACGATACTTGGGAAACAGACGAATACCAGCTAGAGCCACTAAACGGCAAGGCCGACGGTATCTCAATGCCTTACACGCAGATTCGCGCAGTCGGTGGCAATTTCTTCAACCTCAATGTTGGCGATGCCCTTGTTCGCATTACCGGTGTCTGGGGCTGGGCCGCTGTTCCAATCGCAATCAAGCAAGCAACAATCATCCAGGCAAGCCGTATTTTCAAGCGACTAGATTCACCGCTTGGCGTTCTCTCATCACCTGACCTTGGCTTCATCCGAGTCGGCTCACGCCTCGACCCAG